ATCGTCACCCTCTACTGTCTGAATGCGACAGGATCCATCTACATGGGTGACAGATGTGAGTTCTGTGTCCTTAACATCGACAGAGATGTTCATGTATGGTGCGTCACCATCAAAGTCAAAGAACTTGTTGCAATCTTCTTTGAGCACAGCAGCACCAAATGGTCTGAAATGCTCACGATGTTTGACTCTACTATTGATATAGTCCTTCGCCCTACTGTTACGGGCATTCATGAGGATAGAACGGTGTCCAAGGGCACGAGGACCGATCTCACCACGTCCCTGATACCATGCAACGATGTGACCATCTGCTAGTGCTATCGCTGCCTGGTCAATAGTATGGTCATCGGGTTCTTCTACACTCTCATCATCCTGCCAGAAGGGGAATCCTTTGGTGCTGAATGCCTCTTCATGGAAGTATTGACGCAAGAACTCAACAGCACCCAGTGAAAGACCACAATCATTGGCATGAGGGGGAATCATGACCTTCTGACCAGTCTTATGGATCTTCCCATTGAACACACAGTTCTGCGCTACACCACCAGAGTAACCAACAGGTTCATCACATGGGTATTCACTGCCAATATACTCGGCAAGTTTGTCACCAGTGACCTCATGTACTGTTCTCAACCAGTTGATGTCAAAATCATTGTCCCACTTCCTATGCCATGAGTCATAGTTCCAGATCCCACGGATCTGACTGAGGGGATACATGTCAACTTTCTCGTAATAGGACTCGTCTAGCATCCCATAGGACTGTAATCCCATGACTTTACCTGCTAGATCGAGTCCCCAGTCATCACCAGACAAACCAAGTTTGCGACCCACTGCTGCCATGCAGACACCAATAGATCCAGACTTGTTTACATCGTGTGTATACTGCAATTTACCACCCACATAGAGAGAATGTGCGCGGTCGTTGTTACCAAACCCGTCGAAGACGAAGTTAGTGAATGGAATGTCACCAAGTGGCCAAAGACTCAGAACATGTGCCCAGTGATGATCAACAGCAAAGGTTCTACAAGGAAAACCCATGTCCAATTCCCGATAGTTTTCGCCCTCAGCAAACTCTATCTGGTCAGTGATCATAGCAATGGCGTCGAGATCATCGACTTTGACACCCCAACCGTTCAGGATGTCTTCCCATTGCCATGCGTTGTCAAATCCATGATGTTTAATACCGTACTTACGTTCGGTGGCACAATATCGTACTGTTTTTCCATTAGTGTAAGTGATATTGGAATCATGGTCGTCAAGACGTAATCCCAAGAATTTCATTAACAGTCCTCACATTTGTTTTTGTTCTGTTTTTTGTTCCATTTCTTACGAACTTTCTTCAATTCGTTCAGTTCGTACTTGATGTTTGAGTAGGCGGTCTCTGCATCGAGTTTCTGTGCCATTTCCATAGCACAAATCATGCCAACTCTTGTTCCAAAGAGTTGGATCGCCTTGTCATAACAATCCATCTGGTCATACATATTAGGTTTCGGAAGTAACTTTCTTCTTCCCGATGTTGTACTTAGATTCAAGTGTCCACTCTGACTTATCTTTGTAAGACAGAACTTTAATTTGATTCAAAGGTGCAACATCAACTAGATCTTCTGCATGGAAGTCTACTAGACCCCAATCAAACAGAAGTTTTGCGATGCGATTACGACGTTCGACATCGTTCTTTGTAATGTTAGCAGGTTTGCCATCGAGAGCAAACAATTCTTTGAAGTGTACAATATAATACTTGCCCTTTTTATGAAGAATATGGCAAGACTGGTACAGTTTACGATCTTTTCTAGAAGCAACACCAATTCGGGTTAGGGTCTCACGCACTTTCAGGAAGTCATCAGGTTCCTTCAATGCAACTTCTAACATCATATCCTGAGACCACGAGATCTCTTCACTCATTTTTTCCTCCAACTTTTAGTTTAGATTTGATGACTTCAAGTTGACCCTTGTTTAGCAGTTTCAATGCATCGCGTGCCTTGTCAGTGCTATATCCGTAGAACTGTTTAACACGTTCTAGATCATTATCAGTCTGTTGTTTATCCCAAGGAGCAAATCTCTTGGATTTCCTGATACTATGTATATAGAATTGATATTGAAGATCATTGTCAAGAGTGAAGAAGCGATTCATCTCGTTGGCATACAGCACAGTGTCAACGTGATGTGACATACACTTGTTGATGACGTATGCAGGATACTTCTTCATAGCATCCTCGTCACCAGTCAACTTACCTGCCTTCAAATTGATATCGTTGAGGTAGTCTTTCAGTTGATAATCAAACTTTTTGTCCATAGAGTGCTGATTCCAGGGTAGAAGGTGGGTTTACGTCGTAGTTACTGATCAGAAGTTCTGACTTCTTGTTGTTCTCACGGTGCTGCATACCATATGTGATGGAGAAATAACGTTGGTGAAAGTCACCGAACATCTTTTCGATCTCTTCATCTACATTATAGGTCACCATCCAGTCATTTGGACACTTCTTACACACTTCTGCGAAGCGTTTGTGGTCAAAATCCTTGTGCATCTCAGCATTGGTGCCATAGAGATAACTACCAATCTTGTATGGAGGATCAAGGAAGCAAAAAGTATTATCGTTATCAGGTTGCATGACCTCTTCGTAGTCCAGATTAGTGATTTCCCAGTGAGAAATAAGATCTTTGTACTGCTTCAACTTAGCAGCACCACGAAGGGTAAAGTTCTGCTGTGATGCTGACTGAGAGAACGCAGAGTTCTCAGTCAACCCGCTGTAAGAACACTTATTAAGAACCCAAAATAGAACAGCTTGGCGAAAAGGATCGGCGGAGGAAATCTCTTCCTTACTCCTAATGAATAACTCCTTAGCGGAGTCAGGAGTTGGGTGCTCTTGTTTAGTTGCATAACATACATCAGACAAATCATCTCCATGTTCTTGGAGTGTTACCCAAAAATTATAGAGATAGTAATACTTATCATTCACCCAGACAGGAACGTCAGGGTGCTTTTGTGTGAAGAGGAGTGCCATAGAGGCACCACCTAGGAATGGTTCACGAAACTCTTCAATACCAGCAGGGAACCAGTCATACAGCATCTTTGCTGCTCGTGACTTACCACCTGGGTATCTCAGTGGGGTCTTCAATAACTTCATAATACATTGATTCTTGCCATAGGTACGCCTTGTGGTCCAGCATTGACTGCACCATGTGGTAGTGCGTTGAAAGACATCGTAAATCGATCATCTTCTCTCGCCTGAGGTTCACTGAAATGTCTCAACCATCCAGGGAAGATAAGAAGTTTACCAGGTTCTGCCTCAAACTTTTCATAGGGTCCGTCGAAGTGATCCCTAATGATCTCCAAGGTATCAAGATTACGGATATCAACAGGGTCTTGAAAGACAGTCCTACTTCCTTCGGTGAAGTAGTATACACCAGAGAGATAAGAATAAGGATGACGATGAAGAGGATGACCAGCGCCTGACTTACCAGGTGCCCAGTTCGCCCAAGAAAGAGAGATTTTAAGTTCTTCAACCTGCAATGCAAGATCGCAACGCATGTATTCCAGACAGTCATGGAAGAATCCAATCAGCGGGAGCATCGGTTCCTCTTTATGTATGTCTCCACGACTGGTTCTGACACCAGCAGGGTAGTTATACATGGACATCTCCAAGGTCTTGATAAAATCAAGTGCCTTGTCTGACATCCACATGTCTTCTTCGTCGAGTCTAAACTCATATATGTCAGTCGGGAATAACCCGTGCTTCTTCATCATTGGACTTCATCAAATAAACTATGTAGAGTTGGTTGTTCTGGTTTCACAAAGAAATCAGGATAAGTCTCGAAGATAATTGGATCAAACCTACGATAAACTAGATATTTTGACCACTCAATGTCTGCTGGTTTTCTTTTCCAACTGTCTCTATCTAGGCAAGGATTTTTACCATGTACAAATTCCCCATTTTCACGAAGGGGTATCAGACTTACAGGAGTTTCCCAAATCAGTTGTCGATATTGTGTCATGAGTACATGATAAAAATAATCAAAAGATTCTGGTCCTCTTTGCTTTGTATATCCAGAACTGAGTGTTACTCGTCTACCACCTCCTTGAAAGTTAAAGTTAAAACGAGAACGATAAACTTTCCTTCCAGATCTTTTGAAAATACCATCATCAAGACCAAGTTGATAAACAACTTTCTTTACTTGTCCCCTAACCCACCCATCTGGTTTTTCAATAAGCAAATCGACACCATCATCAACATGAGGTTCTGCGATATTGATATTTTGTGAAAGAAAATATGCCTTCACAAGATTCTCACAAGCAGTTCCACCAAACTTGGTAAGTCCATCTTCTCTGCTTAAAGGTTTAGTTTCTTCCTCCAACAAAGGTGGCATACATGGAACTAATCTCTCTGGTGGGCGACCATATTTAGATTTACTCATTTGAATTCACAGCGAATCATCATTTCAGTCAGGAATGCAAGAAGATTGATCTCTTGATCCATGACAAAGTTAGACTTGTACTGATACTCTGCAATGATCAAGACTGCCTCAGGGATAGTCTTGGGTGTCAGGTGTGTATACAGCGAGTCGTAGATCTTTCTCATGATCAGTTGTGGTTCGTTGTCTAGATTAGCAACGACCCACTTCTTCACTTGCGTGAATTCCCTCCCTTTGAGGTATTTAACCAAGTCATCAATAGCAACATCGCCAGTAGCACCGAGAATCCCAACATCGATCTTCCCCTTAGAAGCATACTTCTGTAATTCATTTAGGGTGCGACGGAAATCAGGGAAGTGTTTCTGTACAACTTCTGCAACAACTTTCATTTCAAAGTCGA